GGCTTTTAAAGCGTCTCAGTCGCCGTTTGAGCCTTGCGGTGTAGCCATGGCTGAGCTAGCTTGCTTTTGCTATCCTCATTTGGAGAATGATAGCTATAAATTTATTCCTTTTAATAATTTAGCTATTAAAGCTATGCTGACAGCTAAAGTAGACAAAAAGGACATGGATAAGTTTTATGATTCAATTATTTATGGAATAGCACCGCCTCCTCAATTTAAGAAACGGTATAATACTAATGATAATTCAAGAGGCATGAATTTTGAAACAATTATGTTTACTAAGGTGGCTATGTTGATATGTGAAGCTCTAAATTCATTGAAAGTGACGCAAGCAAACGTCTCTAATGTATTATCACGAGTAGTATCAATAAGGCATTTAGAAAATTTGGTGATACGTAAAGAAAATCCACAGGATATTCTATTTCATTCAAAAGATTTACTTTTGAAATCAACACTGATTGCTATTGGACAGTCTAAAGAAATTGAAACTACAATAACTGCAGAAGGAGGAGAAATTGTATTTCAAAACGCTGCCTTCACCATGTGGAAACTAACTTATTTAGAACATCAATTGATGCCAATTCTGGATCAGAATTTTATTGAATATAAAGTTACATTGAACGAAGATAAACCAATTTCAGATGTTCATGTTAAAGAATTAGTCGCTGAACTTCGATGGCAATATAACAAGTTTGCTGTAATCACACATGGTAAGGGTCATTATAGAATTGTAAAGTATTCATCAGTTGCTAATCACGCTGACAGAGTATATGCAACTTTCAAGAGTAATGTTAAAACTGGAGTTAATAATGATTTTAACCTACTTGATCAAAGAATTATTTGGCAAAACTGGTATGCATTTACATCATCAATGAAACAGGGTAATACACTTGACGTGTGTAAAAGGTTGCTTTTCCAAAAAATGAAACCAGAAAAAAATCCATTTAAAGGGCTGTCAACGGATAGAAAAATGGACGAAGTTTCTCAAGTTGGCGTTTAATTCGCTATCAATTTGAGGATGATGATGGCTTAGCAAGAATAGAAAGCGCTTATGTGACC